TCAGTAATGCTGGAACTCAGACTATTGTCATTCCGCAGAACTCATCTGTCTCATTTGCTACTGGCGCTGCAGTCAACATCGTAAGAGCAGGAACTGGACCGGTACAGATTACCCAAGGTTCTGGTACGACTATCCGCTCTACCGGTGCTACTGCTACTGGACCATACCTACGCGCTCAGTACTCAGCAGCAACTGCGCTATATGAAGGCACTAACGTCTGGTACATCCTAGGAGATATATCGTGAGTCCTATCCTTGGTATCTGGGCATCTGCAAGAAAGGGTGCACCGGCAACTTCTTACGAATCCATAGCCACCGTCACCGTTGGTTCTGGCGGCGCTGCTAGTGCTGAATTTACTTCTATTCCTGGAACATACACGCATTTGCAAGTGAGAATGTTTGCTAAAACAGACCGAGCACTAAACAGAGATGGTGTGCGAATGCGTATGAATAGTGTGAGCACAGGTTCTCCTTATGCTTGGCACGGATTATATGGCGATGGCGCTTCTGCCCTTGTTGATGGTGGCGCTAATCTAAATGAAATTGTGACGTTTCGTGCGGCCGGTAATACTTCGGCTACTAACATTTGGGGCGGTCTAATTATAGATGTTTTAGATTATGCAAACACAAACAAAAATACAACAATCAGATGTCTAGGTGGAGTAGACTTGAATGGCGCTGGTGAAATTTGGTTGAGTTCCGGTTTATGGAATAACACAAGTGCAATTACCACTTTAACATTCACGCCTAATATTGGCTCTAATTTTCTACAATACTCACACTTTGCGCTTTACGGTTGTAAATCCGCATAATGGCTAAGGTAAAAACACAAATGGGTACCTGTGTCGTAGATGGTTGCGACAAGGAACAATACGCTTGGCATATGTGCAAGAAGCATCAGCGTAGATTGCGACAGACAGGAAGAACTGATTTAGCAGAGAGAGTTCCTTGGAACAAGACAACCGAAGTTTGTGTCATCAAGGACTGCGGCAAGAAGCATCTCTCTTACGGATTCTGCCAAGCACATTACAAATCTTGGATTGCTTTCTGTGATAAGCACAAAGACCCTGTGGACTGGGCGCAATTCTCAAGGGTAAAGGAAAAGGGTTATATAAGCCTTTATAGACCCAACCATCCTTCTGCTACAAAACAAGGAAGAATCCTTGAACATAGAGTAGTTATGGAAGAGATGATTGGAAGATTTCTTGAAAAGCACGAAAACGTACACCACAAGAACGGCAATAGAAAAGATAACAGACCTGAGAATCTAGAGTTGTGGTCAGTCAAGCAACCCAAGGGTCAGAGAGTAGAGGATAAAGTGGAATACGCTTTAGAAATTCTGCGGCTATACGCCCCTGAGTATCTGTCGGAGGTGACCGCATAATGACAGCGACTTATGACTGCATAGCAACGACAACCGCCAATGGTTCGGTTTCGGATATTAGTTTCACAAGTATAAGCGGTTCTTATACGGACTTGATTCTAGTAATCGCTGCCAAAGTGGGAAGCGGAAGTTACAACATCCGATGGCGTGTTAATTCTGATACAGGAACAAACTACTCTTATACAACACTAAGTGGAACTGGTTCTTCTGCAACTTCCTCTAGGTATAGCAATCAGTCTAGTCCGATTTTGAATGATTATGGTTATTTAGATACGACTTGGGCGAATATGATTGCGCATTTTATGAATTATTCTAATACAACAACGTATAAGACTGTTGTATCACGAGCGAATAATGCTAATAATGGAACTGCGGCAGTCGTTGGATTATGGCGAAGCACTTCAGCCATAACTTCAATAGATTTAACTTGCATTTTTGGCGCAACCGCCGCCAATTTTTCTTCCGGCTCAACCTTCACCCTTTACGGAATAAAGGCAGAGTAACTTATGGCACTTACTTATGTAGCAATAGCCACCGTAACGGTGGGAAGCGGCGGGGCTGCGAATATAGACTTTCAAAGTATTCCGGCAACTTACACGGATTTAGTTCTTCAAACATCTGTACGAGTTGATAGTGGTACTTCTGCTACTACATTAACTTTTAATGGTGGTGGCACCGGTACCTTTTCTTCAAGATGGGTGCGCGGCAACGGTTCGGCGGCAAGTTCCTCAACGGAAACTTTTCTTCACGCTGGATACGCAAATTACTCAGGCACTACTGCTAGCACTTTCCAAAACGGTTCTATTTACATCCCAAACTATGCCGGCTCTAATGAAAAATCAGTTTCAGTAGATAGCGTATCGGAAGATAATTCTTCTACTGCGTTTGCGGTTTTGGTGGCTGGTTTATGGAATCAAACAACCGCTATTAACAGAGTGACAATTGCACCAGTTTCAGGAAACTATGTGCAATACTCAACCGCCACCCTTTACGGAATCAAAAACACAGTCTAGGAAAGGAAACAATGCCAACCAAACTCGTAGTGGACTGCTCCACCGGAATCACCTCAGAGGTTGAATTAACCGCCGAGGAAATCGCACAGCGTGAGGCTGATGCAGCAGCGTTCGCTGAGGCTAAAGCCGCAGAAGATGCAGCCGCAGCCGCTAAAGCAGCAGCAAAGCAGGCAGCACAAGACAAACTCAAGGCTCTTGGATTAACAGACCTTGAAGTTGCAGCACTCGTCGGCGCTTAAATAATTTAGAAGGAGTAAGTCTTGGCACCTTATGCCGATGATATTACCGAAGGTATACCGTATGTACTATCGAACCCATCTGGTTCGACTACCTATTCAGCAACCGGTGAAGCATACGATATAGCTGTTAACGGTCTGCCATTCTTCTTGAACTCTGGCGATGATACGCCTTATAGAAGAGTTACAGCGCAGTATCGTAAGCAACAGATTGACCAATCAAGAGAGCCTGGTGAGCAGACTCTTACCGGTTGGTGGCTACGAAGCCAGTCGTCCTTTCATTTAGGCCAAGGCATTAAATACTTTGAGCCTGCTCAGGATGAATCCTTACGATTCCAATACACCGAATCTAAGGGAGTCAACGTCTGGGAGAAGGGTCAAGTAACCCTCATCAACGATGTTGATGTTGGTCATAATACGACTACCACTATCCAATCTAACGGAAAGCCTGGTCAATACCTACGCTCCATTGAGTGGACCAAGAGTGGTAACACCTATCAGGGTTGTTTATTGCTAGATGGTTACGATATAAACAAAGTCTATCCAACCATCACTGCAACCGTTACCAACAAGGCTTTAACTTCTAACGTGGCTACCCTTACTACCTCTGCTGCTCACGGCTTTGCAGTAGGTATGACCGCTGAGGTAAGCGGTGTAGATGCTACATTCAATGGTTCTTATACGATTACAGCAGTAACTAGCACTACATTCTCATACGCTAAGACTGCATCTAACGTAACTTCTACCGCTGCAACAGGAACTGTATACAGCAACGATACCCATTTCCAAGATTACGCAGTAGTTGGCGCATACAAGGTTTATGCTTACTGTGATGATGGAGTCTATGCCTACTGGATAGCCCTCATTAACGATTCCGGTACTGATAAGACTGCTATGTATAAGAAGTTGCTCAATGATGATGCAACAGTATCTCCGACCGAAATGTTTAAGACTACCTCCATCATAGTCAACACGGCTCAGATGGAGTTCACCAAAGAGCGTATTGTTACTTGCATCAACAACAAAGTATTTGAAGTTTCAACTACTGCATCGGCTTTGCCGACTGCTGTCTATACCCACCCAGTAGATAACTTTGTCTACACCACCATAACCTCATCAGGCGCTGCTATCTATTGCGCCGGATACTCTGGTGGACAATCCAATATCCAGAAGTTCACACTCACTACTGCTGGTGCTATGCCTACCTTAACCAGCGCTATCACTGCTGCTGAAATGCCAGTTGGTGAGTTAATCTTTAGAATCTATTATTACCTTGGCTATATGCTAATCGGTACATCTAAAGGTGTACGAGTAGCCGTTGTATCTGACGATGGCTCTATAGCCTACGGCCCATTGCTATTTGAATCAGAGCAACCAGTCTATGACTTTGCCGCAAGGGACCGCTACGTCTGGTGTGCTACTAACGTAGATGGATTCCCTGGTACTACCCGCATTGACCTTGGTACTCAGATAGGCCAGCTTATCTTTCCTTATGCTTGGGATACCTACTACAATGGTACAACTAATCGCCGCACAACTGCTTGTGCCTTCATTAACGGTACTGACCGCCTAGCATTTACAACTAACTACACTACAACTGATGGTGCAGTCTATATAGAGACTGCTACAGATACCGGCAGATTGGTAGCGGAAGGTTACATACAGACTGGTTATATCCGCTACAACACCACAGAGAATAAACTATTCAAAGTTCTATTTCCTAGATTTGATTCCGCCAATGGTGGACTATCTATCCAATCTATTGACTCACTTGGTAATGAATATAACCTTGGCTCATTTGCTCAAGAGTCAATCATCCAAGAAGTCAATACTCAATACCCAGTAGGACCGCAGGAGTATGTGGGCTACAAGTTCACAATGACCCGCAGTTCTACTAACAATACAAAAGGACCGCTATTTACTGGCTACCAACTTAAGGCTTTGCCAGCAGTACCGCGTCAACGTTTGATTCAATATCCGCTGCTCTGCTTTGATAGAGAGTCGGATAAGTTCGGCGTAATGGTTGGCTACGAGGGCCGTGCTTGGGACCGTATGCAACAACTAGAAGCCGTAGAAAATGCTGGCGATTCCATCCGCATTGAAGACTTCAGAACCGGTGAATCTTACATCGGGTTAATTGAAGAGATGGATTTTATCAACCGTACACCTACTGACAAGAGATTCTCCGGATTTGGAGGAATACTCGTTGTCACTATCAGAAGCGTATAGGAGCCACAATGACCCCTATTGATTGGGCAGCCCTTGCTGTAGCAGTAACAACCCTCATAACGGCCTTTGCAGGCCTTGTAAGGTGGCTTGTAAAGCATTACCTAATAGAACTAAAGCCCAACGGCGGGTCATCGCTTAAAGACAAAGTAAACGCTTTGGAGCAAAAGGTTGACATATTAACCGACATAGTACAAGCGGCAATCAGGAGATGAATGAAACCGAAAGTAGCCAAGAGCGCCAGTCCTGCAGCTATTGCTGTGCTGAGACAGGCGACAGCGTTGTGGCCCAAGCGCAAGAAAGCGTCAGACGGATTATTGCCTTCATCGGCTCACCTAGTAGCCAGTCCGAACAGCGACCACAACACCGGTCTTGCTGTTGATTTAACCCACGACCCGGAAGGTGGGGTTGATTGTGCTGTTATATTTGAAAAACTTAAAGAGGATGAAAGGGTTACTTACCTTATCTTCAATAAGAAAATTTGGTCACGCAAGCTGGCTAAGTCTGGCAATCGTGTTTACACTGGTAGCAACCCTCACACTAAGCATCTTCATATTTCTATCAATCCTGATACCGCTGGCGATACTAGTCCTTGGTTCTGGTGGATGAATCAACCTAAGATTGTGAATCAGGTAAAGGCTAAGTTATCGCCTAAGCCTAAAAAGAAACCAGCAGAGGCAGAAGTTTGCACCTGCTGCAAGGTTCACAATAAACAAAGAAAGGCAATCTAATGAAGGAACAGTTAAAGCAAGTATCTCTTACCTGGTTCCGCGCTGCAGCAGCCGCTGCTATTGCGCTTTACCTAGCAGGAGAGACTGACCTGAAAGTACTAGGAACTGCAGCACTTGCAGGTTTCCTTGGTCCAGTCCTTAAGTGGCTAGACCCATCTGCTCCAGAGTTTGGACGCAAGAAGAAGTAGTTTAGTAGCGCGAGGCAAGGCCCCACCGGAAACGGTGGGGTCTTTTTTTGTTGCCTAAATTTGGTCAGGTTTATCTATAGGACAAGGAGCTTTAAGTAAGTTGCCACAGTTAGCGCATTGAACATCAAGGGCATACCAGCAGATTTCATAATCTTCAAACTGTACGTAAGTATTAAAGACTGTACAACCACAGGTACAGGCGTGAGTAGGACCAACAGAGCGAAGGTCAGCAGCTTGTATTGGTGGTAGGCTTTCTTTCCGCAGCCTAAGTAGACGGAACCACATTGCTCGGCACGGCTCCCTCCTGTGGTCGGTCGCCTCTCGGCTACCGCCTCGGCCCTGTAAGGGGCCGTCTGTAATTCGCCTTCGGCTCATATTGTAATAATCTGCCGTGTGTCGCTAAGGGCGACACGCCGGAGGAAAGGTAAGATTCTTCTGTGACCACACTCATAGGTATCCAGTTAGATGACCGCTGTGTTATTGCAGCAGATAGTCAGATAACCGAAGATAATCAGAGGACTGTTGCTACCGCAACACCGAAGATAATCTCCGTTGGTAAGTATCTGCTGGGTATTACAGGCGATGCTAGACCTGGTGACATCCTTGCCTATAACTGGAATCCGCCGAGCTATAAAGGCGCAGACCCTATTCAGTGGATGGGAAAGAAGATACTGCCGTCCATACTCGCGGCGTTTAAGGAGAATAGTTATGACCCATTTGAAGCAACTAAAGAGAAGGACGCAGGCTTTGATTACCTCGTTGCCTTCAACGGTAACCTCTTTCATATCGCTGTGGACCTATCGTTTATACAATCAGATTACGGATGCTACGGTCTTGGGTCGGGTGGCGCTTTCGGCCTTGGTTATCTTTACGGCCTCAGCCCTCGCGTACTTCGCATCGACCCTGTGAAACACGCCGAGAAAGCTGTTGAGATTGCATCGGTGCTTGACGTCCATACCTGCCCTCCAATACAGTTGGTTGTCCAACGAAAGGAGTATTGATGCAAAAAGATTTTAAGAAGCATAGTATCTATATCAACCGACATTATTTGAATAACTTTGCTCTCGGTTTTGATTACTACCAATTAAGGTCTTTCAAAGAAAACAAGTTAGAAGCATCAGTTTTACAGTTGAATTTCTTATTCTTTAACATTACATTTACCAGGTGGGCAGAATGGATATAAAAGATTTATTAGTTAAGGCTCTGCACGACAGAGAGAACAACCGACCAAGGTCTACACAGGTACAGATTGGTCCATCAGAATTGGGTGGGTGCCGCCGTAAGGTTTGGTATCGACTCAACAACCAGCCCGAGACGAACGACGCAGAACTAAAGCTCGCTGCCATAATGGGCACAGCAATACATTCTGCCATCGAGTCTGCTTTCGCTGGTAACAACTCAATACTACTTGAAAGTACCGTTGAATATAACGGTATGAAAGCCCACGTCGACGCCTTCCTGCCGGACACAGGAGACGTCATCGACTGGAAAACAGTTAAGGCTAAGAACCTTTCCTACTTTCCAAGTCAACAACAGCGTTGGCAAGTACAGGTCTATGGCTACCTGATTGAAAAGTCTGGGGTGGGGAAGCCCAAAACTGTAAATTTGGTAGCCATACCAAGAGATGGTGATGAGAGAGACATCAAGGTCCACTCAGAACCATACGATGAGAAGGTGGCATTGGAAGCCTTAGACTGGCTTGCTGCTATCAAAGATTCTGCTGAAGCACCAGCACCAGAACGCGATGAGTCTTACTGCAAATTCTATTGCAAGTACTATGACTCAACAGGCGAGATGGGATGCGTTGGTCTAAAAAAAGAACGTACAAAAACTGAATTACCTATCATTGATAATCCTGATGCAGACAAGTCTGCTATGGAATATCTACAGCTCGACAACCAGATTAAGGAACTGACCGAACGAAAGGAAGCATTGCGAGATGGTCTAACTGGATTACTCGGCGTAACGCAATCTGGTTTCGAGATTAAATGGACGACAGTCCAAAACAATACAGTCGATAAGGAAGCGGTGGAGAAAGCACTTGGCTTCGTACCGACTAAGCAGGGCAAGGAAAGCGCAAGGCTTTCCGTTAAACAAACTGGAGGAATATAAATGGCTGCACCCGAATCAACTAAGTTCCAGGTGAACTTTAAGTCACCCGATGGAACACTCATCAATCTGTACGCTGCGAACAAGGAGGAACTAGAAGCGTTGCTAACAGCAGCGCAGGACTTTTCCGCCCTCATTGCAAGCGTTAGCCAATCTTTCGGAAGCGTTGCTTCGGCTACGCCCGTTTACGCTAATCCAACACCAAGACAGTTTGCCAAAACCTTTACCCCGGAAACGCCAACGCCAACAGACGGTCACGTCTGCAAGCACGGTGCAATGAGTTTCCGTGAGGGAACTGGAGCTAAAGGACCTTGGAAGGGCTGGATGTGCGCTGCTCCTAAAGGAGCGACGGACAAGTGCCCAACAATCTGGGTCAGGTAACCCTATGCGAGAGCCACGTGAATACGAGGCTCCGCTATGTGCACAAGTCGGAGGGGACTTATGGTTTCCCGAAGTCGGTGGAGATACAACTATCGTACTTCGAGCAAAGAATATATGTAAACTCTGTACCCACCGACTCGAATGCGCCGAATGGGGCATTAACAATGAACGACACGGCGTCTGGGGTGGACTTACCGCAGGCGAAAGAAAGAGTATCCGTCGCAGACGTAACATAATCTTGCCAAGGGAGAGTTGTGCTTAAGCTGTCACGTGCTTGGAGTAGTGTAACAACCAAAGCTACGCCTCTGCCTGATGTATGGAAAGACCTTAGTAGCAAGCAGATTAAGTTCCGAAGGGGACAGGTCTGTATGGTTGCCGCAGCACCTAACGCTGGTAAATCTATGTTTGCTTTGGTCTATGCTATTAGGGCAAAGGTTCCAACACTTTTCTTCTCAGCAGATACCGATACTGCAACGGTTATGATAAGAGTAGCCTCAGCGCTTTCAGGTCACGGACAGGTCAGCGTTGAGACTAACTTGCAAAACAATCCTCGTCACTACGATAAGTACCTGCAGGATATGACTCACATTCAATGGGTCTTTGATTCATCACCATCACTCGACGACATCGAACTGGAAATCAAAGCCTATGTAGAAGTCTTTGGTGTAGCACCAGAACTTATTGTGATAGATAACCTGATGAACGTAGTAGCAGAACACGAGAATGAATGGGCTGGGCTTCGTCAGATAATGATGGAGTTGCACGATATGGCTAGGAAAACCCAAGCCTGCGTTATGGTATTGCACCACGTATCAGAACAAGGTGAGTATGGTGACACCACCACACCACCTGCAAGACGAGCCATTCACGGAAAGGTAAGCCAGCTTCCATCATTGATACTTACCCTTGGTTATTCACCATTGGAAGGTACGCTTCGTATCGCACCAGTTAAGAATCGCTTTGGTCCGATGTATGCAAATGCTGACCAACACGTTGCTTTGTTTGTAGACTATGCAACCTGTCGCATTGAGAATGCAGATGAGATAGGTCGTATGGTTCGTCGCGGTAATGCAGAAGTTAGGTACTGATGCTTAACGAAATCTTTGACCGGATAGTTGTCATCAACCTAGACTCTAGGCCTGATAGGTTGGAGCAATTCGATGCTCAGGCTAAAAAGTTTGGAATCAAGTATGAAAGATTCTCAGCGATACCTGCTAACTCAAGCCTACCTCCAACTTGGGCCTGTGCAGATAGTCATAGAGCTGTATTCAAAGATGCAATAGAAAACGGAGTAAGGCGTTTGTTTGTCTTTGAAGATGATGCTTTATTTGATGCTGAATTTGATACTAAATTTCCGCAGTTCTACCAGGAACTACCGGAGAGATGGGATATGTTATATCTAGGAGCTTGGCATTTAGTTTACAAAGCATATAAGGAGGGCATCGTAAAGATGATAGAGAGTTATTCTGCCCACGCTTACGGCGTCAATGAACATTATATGCAAGAGGCATACTCTCAAGCCTGTAAACCAAAGCCAATAGATATTGCATTATCATCAACGCATCCATACATTAACGCTTTTTGCCCTAAGCCAGCGCTAGTAGGTCAAGCGCCAGGCTACTCAGATATTGAAAAGGAGTTCCGAGACGTAACGGATAAATACCTATGAACACTAACCTAGTAATAATTCCAGCAAGAGGCAGGCCAGATAAGGCTAAGACTGCATTCGATGCGCTGAAACAACTCAGCAAGATTTCAGATTTTATGATTGGCCTCGACGATGACGATGCTGATAATTACCCAGAGATAGATGGGGTCATTAGAGAAGTAAACCCAAGGCTGAAGATGAATGGCACCTTGAATCTACTGGCGACTAGGTATGCCGATAAGTATGAGACGATTACCTTTATGGGTGATGACCACTTGGTTAGAACTGAAGGCTGGGATGAGAAGTTATACGAGACAATTAAGAATAGAGGATTTGGTATTGCCTATGGTAATGACTTGTTCCAGGGTGAGAACCTACCAACTATGGTTATGATGTCAACCAATATCATCAAGACGTTAGGCTTTATGGCTCCGCCGAAACAGATTCATTTGTTTATGGATAACTTCTGGAAGTTCTTTGGGCAAGTGCTTGCCTGTTTAGACTACAGGGCAGATGTGATAGTAGAGCATATGCACTATATGGCTGGTAAGAGTCAATCAGATGCACAATATCTAGAGGTTAACTCATCGGATGTATCTAACCACGATGCCTTGGCATTCAAAGAATACTGCGAGACTCAACTTAAGGATGATGCGATTAAAGTATTGATGGCGGTGACCGATGCGAGTAAGGCTTAGGGAGAAGTATAGCGATGGCGAGCTGGCTAATATCTACGCTACGCCACATAACCACAGCCAATGGTTTGACCATAAGGTCAGGGTTCAGACCAGTATCGGAATGCTTAAACCATTTGAGTTTAATTCCGCTGCTGATTTATCGGCAGGAGATGCTTCAATAATCAATGGCATAAGTGCTAACGAAAAGCACATTGGAGACTATGCTCCTGGTTACCAATACACCGGAGCAATAGAGGCAACCATACACCAGATACCAAAGGTTAATTTGTTTATCTGCTCGGAAACTCTTGAGCATCTTGATAATCCAGACTTTACTTTATCTAAAATCAGAGAAAAGACTGAGTGGTTATTCGTATCTACACCACTTAATGAAACCAATAATAACAACCCAGAACACTATTGGGGCTGGGATACCGATGGTATCAAAGATATGTTACAGCGAGCCGGTTTTAAGATTTATATGTTGAATGTACTACACTTCTTCAGCGAGGATTTTGAATACGACTATCAGATGTGGGTGGCAAAGTGAAGAAGATTTTAATTACTGGAAGCGAAGGCTTCGTTGGTAGATACTTTGTTGAAGCTCTAGACAGAGAAGATACCATCATCACAAAGGTTGACATCAAGAAGGGTTTAGACTGCCGAACATTCTTCAAGCGGGACTATACAAAGTTTGATTTGGTAATACACTTAGCAGCTATCGTAGGTGGGCGTGAATCCATCGAGGGTCGCCCACTTGCGGTTGCAGATAACTTCAGTATTGACTCAGAGTTCTTTCAGTGGTGTCTTAGGACTGAACCTGAGAAGGTAGTTTACTTTTCTAGTTCTGCTGCATATCCAATATCTTTACAAACTCATCATCGTTACGTTAGGTTATCTGAGAAGATGTCCTGCTGGGAACATTTGAATATGCCGGATATGACATACGGAATGAGCAAGTTGATGGGTGAATACCTATCGTCATTTGTGGATAATGTTTATATCTTCAGGCCATTCAGCGGGTATGGTACAGACCAAGACTTGACCTATCCGTTCCCGATGTATGTCAAGAGAGCGCTCGATAAGGCAGACCCGTTTGAAGTGTGGGGAACTGGAGAACAGACAAGAGATTTCATTCATATCAGAGACATCGTTAGTGCGGTTATGACTGCATTGGACCAAGGAATTACCGGACCTACTAATCTTGGTTGGGGTAGGTCAACCTCATTCTTGGAGCTGGCTCAGATGTGTATGGATGCAGTGGGATATAAAGGTGAGATAGTTACAAGACCAGATAAACCTGTTGGTTGTATGCACCGCGTATCCAACAATGACTTTATGCTTGGATTCTACAGGCCAAAGATTACTTTGGAACAAGGTATCGATATGGCAGTTAAAGGTATCCGCTAATGGAATGGAAACTATTTGATGGTAACGCATCGGAGTTTGCTACTTCTGAATGGTATAAAGGTAGACAAGCTGCTCATCATCTAGAAGAAGATACGCACAAGGAAAGACTCCACGCTGCTGCTTCATTAGTTAACGTTGCTATTGGTATGGGTGCTAAGACTGCTGTTGATTTAGGTTGCGGTGATGGTGGACTACTTCAACTACTCAAGAACTCAGGCATAAAAGTCTGGGGTTATGATTTACTTCAGGCTAATGTGGACTATGCAGTTCAGGTAAGGAACGTTGATGCTAGATACACAGACTTTGTGTCTGATGACATTGAGTATGGTGACGTTGCTATCTTAACTGAAACTCTTGAGCATATGATTGAACCACACAAAGTGGTGCGAGAACTACCATCTAAGTTTATTGTTGCCAGCAGTCCTTACAATGAGAGCAACATAAACCATTATGAGTTTCATCTATGGGCTTGGGACCAGCAGGGGTATAACAACCTGATTACACAGGGCGGATACCGTATAGTAAATAAACTATATGTAGCTGGCTGGTCACAGGTACTTCTTGGAGTACGCGATGAGTAGTTACAACAAGGTTAAGGGTTCAAAGTTTGAGACAGATGTGATGAAATATCTACGCAAACTGGGACACTTTGCTGAAAGATTAGCCAAGGCCGGGGCCTCAGATGAAGGTGACATCGTTACCATAATCGCAGGTCAGACCTATATTTTGGAATGTAAGAACCGAAAGAAACTAGATTTGCCTACCTTCTGGGACGAAGCAATGAAGGAAACGCATAACTACGCAAAGGCTAGAGGGCAAGTGGTTGCACCTCCGGCCTTTGTGATAGTCAAGAGACGTAATGCCAGCATCGAAGATGCTTGGGTAGTAACAACACTAGAGAAATGGATAGGGCAGATGCCAACACCACAAGGTGATATAACATCGACGGAGATTCTTAAACCAAAAGAAGAACCGAAGGAAGAAACAAAGTGATTTGCGCTGACTGTCAAGTAGGTGGTGACTTCAACGCCAAAGGTAATTACGATAAAGCAGAAGAGCTACACGGATATTGCAAAGGAAACTGCGGATGTCAACACAAGACTGGTCCAGGGTGGTACGTAAAAGCAAACGCAAAGGCTCCGTTGATGCAAGTACAATCCCCATAGGTGACATCGTTCGCTTCTATGGAGGCGAAGTAAGGGAGGGACGGAACGTATCGGTTCGCTGTTGCATCCACGAAGACAGACGTCGGAGTGCAGTGATAGATACTTACGGCAATTTATATTTCTGTCACACTTGCGGTAAAGGTGGGTCAGCTTTAGATATTATTATGGAGAAGGAAGGGATAGGTTTCAAAGATGCAGTCGAGCGAGCAGATGAAATCCTTGCTGGAGGCGGCGCAACGGTACGCTCAGAATCTAAGCGCAGAGGCCGTGCAATACCTAGAAGGACGTGGAATATCTGAGGATATTGCTCGGCAGTTTATGCTCGGCACTATCGTCTCACCACACGCAGGACACGAGATGCACGAGGGTTGGTTATCCATTCCCTACATCACAGTCCTTGGTCATTGCGTTGGTTTTAAGTTTAGAAGATTAGATGGTGGCTCACCTAAGTATGGTTCACCTCTTGGTCAGAAGGCTCATCTCTACAACGTAGCCGACGTAACTTTAGATGCTGGAAGTATTGTGATATGTGAAGGTGAGTTAGATGCAGTAGTTCTATCGGGTATGTGTAACATTCCAGCAGTTGGTGTGCCAGGTGTTACAGCTTGGAAGCCACACTTTGCTAGATTGTTTAGTGGATTTGATACAGTTTATATTGTTGGCGACAATGATGTGAAAGAAGATGGCTCTAATCCTGGAGCAGAGTTCTCTCGGCGTGTCGCAGGTGAGTTGACAAATGGGCAAATAGTACAATTACCACCAGGTATGGACATCAACGAGTTCTATCTGGCAGAAGGACCTGACGCGTTGAATAACCTACTAGGAGGAGTGCGATGAATGAGCAAGAAAAAAGAACTACAAGAGGCAGCCAGATTATTGATGGATATGGGGATGATAATAGTCTCGATAGATTACAAGGCTGGAACGATTACTTGCAAGCTAATACCAGTACGAAAATAGATGATGAGTTCATTCGAGATGTCTGGTCCATCTTGGACTCCGCTGGAAATCTGCTCATCCGCAAGCATAGTGATTACGGCCCGAAGAACATCGCTCACAGTCCAGGTGGAGCACTCAACGGACTCCGCGTGCGAATGTGGGACAAGACAGCGAGGATAAACAATCTCCTGGATAATGGAGTTCAACCTTCTAACGAGTCTTTGCGTGATAGTTTCATTGACTTACTCAACTACTGCGCTATAGCAATTCTAGTATTGGATGACAAGTGGCCACAGGGATAGGTGCAGACGGGCTTACTAAAGCCCAGCGTTATTACCAAAGACATCGGGATAAAGTCTTAGCCAAGCATAAAGAACTGCGCCAGGAAAACCCTGAAAAGTTTAGAAGTTGGTCTAAGAGATACAGAGAAAACAACCCTGACTCTAATCGCGCTCGCCATTTGATGCGTGAGTATGGAATAACTGTTGAGCAATACAACGCTATGGAAGTACAGCAAGGTGGAGTCTGTGCTATCTGTAAGCAACCTGAAACTCAGGAGCGTAACGGAGTGAAGTACCGTTTAGCGGTTGACCACTGCCATAAGACAGGCAAAGTCAGAGGACTTTTATGTTTCAAGTGTAACTCTGCTATGGGTTCTTTTGAGAAACGTGATGTACCATTAGCCAACGTAGAAAAATACTTGGAGGTATGGAAATGACAGACAAAGAGTCACTCAAAGCAACTGATGTAGGTCCAGATGGTGCCTGGAACCCTGTACTAACTGCAACGGATATAAAGTTTGCAGTAATTATGTTGCGCGAAGGATTTGTAAAGTGACATATGAAGAATTGCTAGATAAAGTTACTAATAATTCTGAATTAGAGGATTGTTGGATGACCTTACAAAAAGTTATACAAATACATAGAGATGATTATGGGTTGTGTCTAACTTGTATGGGACAACAATACCCTTGTTTTACAATTCAACTTATTGAAGGAAATTTTGAATGACACAAGATAATTATGATGAGTCCAAACACACAATGTGGGCTTTTGTTTGTTACTCTTGTGCGTCAAAAATAAATATGAACAAGACACAAGGAGAGCGACCAAAAGTGTACTGCTTGAACTGTCCATCTTTAGAGATGGGACCGAGTTAGTGGCTCGCATCAATAACCTCCTTGATAGCAGAGTATCTCCCTCAAACGAATCCCTCCGAGACTCCTTCGTAGATTTACTTAACTATTCTGCCATTGCAATTATGGTATTAGATAAGACTTGGCCTGAGCTACCCAATGACTGAACTGCATCCTGCTTTCTACGATTTGATTCCTCCGGTAGCGTCATCAATTCACCGACGCTTCCGTCAATGGGTAGAGCGGGATGATATAACCCAAGAGTGCTACGCCTGGGCTTTAAGTAGGGCAGAGCATTACGCTACGCTATTGAATGAAGAGAATAAATTACAGCGTACAATAAATGAGAAGCGAATTAGTTGGCAGATGCGCCGTAATGCAGAGCGTTATGCTCGCAAAGAGAAGGCTAAGAAGTCTGGCTATCAGATAGGCGATGAGTCCTTCTACGATACGCTAGTTCTAGCCCAGCTCCTACCTCACGTCATCTCATCAGTTCTAGACGGGACAGTATTAGAGCAAGCACAAGAGATGATTAACGATGGGCAACCACGCAGAGCCTCGGCTCCGGCTGAAGGTGGCAACCTGCTGGCTATCCTAATAGATATAAAGAAGGCTTACCTGAAGTTAGATGTGGTAGATAAAGACATACTTATCAAGAGATACCACGAGAACCTTACCCTCCAAGAGATGGCTGAGTATCTAGGTTGCGCCCTCTCTACTGCCGATAGAAAGGTTAATCATTCTATGCGTAAGCTCCAGAATCTACTCGGCGGGGAGAGTCCCTGGCAATGAGAGAACAAGAGCTATTCGATTATCTTAAAGGTACACACTTCCCCGACTTAGAGAAATCAGAAGGCGCTTACGATTCTTTCGACTGTACTACATCGGGCAAAGGTTTATATATAGAATTAAAGTGTAGGCATACCCACTATCCAGACCTGCTGATAGAAGAGATGAAGTATCGCCGTCTAATAAATCAAGCTGGCTCTCTTACTCCTTATTACATTAACTCCACACCGCAAGGTGTCTGGGCTTTTGATTTATCTAGAGTTCCCGAACCAGCCTGGGAAGAGAGAAGGATGCCTGCTACTACTGAGTTCTCTGATACCCGCAAGATAATGAAACTCGTTGGCTTCCTCCACCTAGACTATGGTCTTCCACTTTGATATACGAATACAAATGTCTTCAATGCTCAACCCTTCTATCAGTTGAGCGTTCTATCCACGCCGAAGCTAGCACTCCCTCCTGTGCTGACTGCGGTAGTCTGATGAGTAGGCTCTGGTCCTCTCCCCCTATCACCTTCCGGGGACCGGGTTTCTACTCGACTGACCAATAAAAAAGCCCCGGGGTTAGCCGGGGCTTTCTCTTTGCTAGGTCGAAAGGGTTTAAGAGCCTAGCAATTCTCTTATATTAACACAGATATAGCTGTATGGCAAGGGTCTCCGTCTTTATCCCACTCATCACGCTCTTCCTCTGTCATATAATCGTAGTTGCCTTCGTGTGTCATACAGTAAGGCGGGCTTATCCAACCTCTCTTTATGCCATACTTTAGCCATACTCTAAACATCATTCCTCCTCAGTAGTGGTGAGGTCTTGCTTTATTCCAAAAAGCCCAAGCCTTACAAGGTCGCTGATAACGATGTTCAATGTATCGCAAACCTCTAAGTATCTGGATTCGAGGGTCTGGACTTCTCTCTCCAAGTCGTTGAGCGATTCCGAAAGCTGATGATTTTGGGTTCTTTGCCAAGTGGTCAAAACGAGATTCGTAAGTCCAGAGTAATCTGAGACAGACCCATTCCTTCCCACTCCATCCCCACCCGGCAGAAGCGTAAGCCTTGGCGATTCGTTTGTTCTCTTGCTTCTCATCCCAGCTCGCCTTCTTCGCTACTATTACCAAGTCCGTTGGCAGTTTGACTTGCCTTGCTTGGGGTTGATGCGCCCAAGTTAGCGTTAGTCCTGCCACTAATATCAAGCCAAGCCTTACCCTCAGCTTCATCTCTTGCCCTCTCTTCCTCCAATAACTCTCGGTATAAGTCAGGGTAGAGATTACCGAGGCGCCTTAGCGCCCTATCTCTTACTCTGCGATAGTTCCGTTGCCTTACGGCGTGGGTTGTGGCAGTTCTAATTCTCTTCTCCACATCTACCATTCATTATCTCCTTCCATACATAACAGGGTATAGGCTAGCAGACAAGCCAAGATTACTCCAAGTAATAGGCTCATCCTCTTTCCCTTCCTGCCTCATATCCAGCATCCCAAGCCATACGCAAGTTAAGCTTATCCTTATATGGCTCTATCTTTTCCCACCACTCAAAGAACGCTTGTTCTTGATTATCCATTAGTATTTCACCTTCTTATCATCCCAAGGCTTAGAAGGTCTATAACTGTATTTATCATCTAAGCTGAAGGCTAGACAGGTTCTCATCATAGGAGTCACTTCTATCTTGTCGGTGACTAGGCGAGGCTCTTCAGGGTCTTCCTCATTCCATACACTCACATAGACCTTCCGGTCTAGCGCCCTGCGAAACCACTCCAGCGCCTCGATAGTGCTAGTCCCTCCCCATACTGCGTTGTCCTGCTGGTCGCATACCTCATAGAATTTAATTAACTTCATCTTCTTCCTCCACTTCTACCGGCACGAGGGTCGCGCCGAGTGCTGTCTTCATATAGACTAGGTTGCGCCGGACTTTGGCTTTCTTGCCCACCTCTGTTGCCTTTACGATTAGAGCTATCTGCTCCTCTGTTGTTAGTTCCTTGTTCATAGTTTCCCTTTCGTATTGGTCTAGTAAATACTCTTTCATCTTACTCATTCTCTTCCCTTTCTTTGATTAGGTCATCTATTTCCGGCGAGTATCTCTGCGCCGGTGCCTTTCTATCATCCTCGCACACCTCTGCGTGAGGAATCATTAACTCGCCATAGTGTTGCTGGCATACTCCACACTTAGGCATATGTCCTCCTTGCTACTAGACACTCAAAGCAGACTTCTATCTCTTCATTATTCACTTTGGTTAATACTGTTTGGACTCCATAGCTAGAACATAGGTCACACATTAACGACCACCTCGCCCCACTCCTCATCCACTAAGTAGTAGTACTCTTGCGGAGAGTTAATCATCTCCAGCGCTTCCTCTTTAGAGTCGGCGGTGACTTGATAGGTCTTAGTCACTTGAAAGTCATATCTAGGCATTCTCTTTCCCTTCCAATTCGTCTATCTCCCACTGTTCTACACAATCCTCACATCTTAGGTCTAGGTCTAACCCGTCTAACTCGTAGATTTCCCCGCAGTCTATACACTTAGCAGGGTTTAGTATCTTCTCCATTACTCTTTCCCTTTCTCTTGTTGGGTGGGAGACTCTCCCCCACCCTTTAGTTCTATCTTACTTAATAGCCAGCAGAAAGCAACAATTACCACGCCATAGATTAGGCATTGGATAGCTCCGTCTTGCCAGCGTAAAGACACCTCAAACATTACTCACCCCTCATCATCTCAACTTGGAAGCGGGCATACTCCCACAAGGGAGAGTCTTCATCTATTGGCATTGTCGCAGTATCAAACCAATCAGAAAAGCGATAAATCATTTTCTCAATCTCTCCCTCGTTAGTAGTCACTTCAATATAATCCGACGGACCGCCCCAAGATAGGCAGATAGTAAAGACTTCTCGCCGGTCAATAGATAGCGCCGGGTCATCCTGTAACCAGTCAGAATCGGGGTTAGAGATGAGCGCTCTTATCTCATCCTCTCTTTCTTTCATCTGTTCATCTATTCTTTGAGCACAATTTAGCTCTTTTGTTGTCATTGTCTTACCCTTTCTTTATTATCCTCTAGGCTTTCTAGCGGATACCACGAGGGAGAGGATAGCACACCCTCTCCCCCATAGTAAGCACTAGATTAGCTTTTTCCTGCCGGTGACCTTCTCATAGAAGTCGGTAAATACCTTGAAAAGGTACTCTATCTCTTTATCATCTGCCCCCGATTCCTTTTCGTGGGTGAGATGAAAGGCTAAGGCAAAGCCTAAATCCCTATGGGTTATTGACTTAACTTCGGTTTCGGTGTTCATAGTTTCCCTTTCGTTATTTGGAAGGTTTAGCCCCTCCCCTTTGTGTTCACCGGATTAGGTGAACACAGAAGGCAGGCTCTAAATCTCGCCCTTGTCGGCTTGTTCGTGGCGGAAATTATGTTCCGGCAATAGTTCAAGCATAGACCACTCGTCCCGCCGGTTGAATTCTGCCCCGCAACGTGGGCAGATGTGAAAGTCTGCGTTAGACATTAGAGCGCCTTTCTAATCGTATCGGTTGCCCACTTGTGGAAGGCGTAGTTATCTTCTTCTCCTTGCTCGCCCTCTAACTCTCGGGCGTTCTCTTCGTGCCACGCAAGGAGCTTTTTTAGGTCATCGGACATTAGTTAATCTCCTCGGCGTAGGCGGAACATTCTTCTAGTTTATGGAAGCCTTGCTTATCGGCTTCAGACTTATCAAAAAAGCAACCGCAAGCAGAGCAGAGAATCTCGCTTACATCTTGAAAGATGCTTTCCATTTTTTACCCTTTCATTCTTTGGCTTGTCTCATCAGTAGGGAGAGAGCCACTCTACCCTAGACCGCCCGAAGGCGGTTTCGACTTAGTATTTGACCTCGCAAGCGTTCAAGAATCTTTCGGTGTTAAATTTGGAATTATCTCCGGCGAGTAAGACGGAGAGTTGCTGAGCAACGGAGGAGAGAATCACTTCAACAAATTGAAGGTTTGCTCCTTCTGCTCCCATTTGGATTTCATTTGCGCGAGTGTTGCGGATTGCTTCGCTTATTAGTTCATAGTCTTTGCGTGTCATTTGTTGCCCCTTTTCGGTTCGTTCGGCGGTGTTGCCGATAGGAGAAAAGTACCACACTCTCCCCTAGGCGCAAGACAAGAGATACGGAAAACGATAACGATTAGATAACGATTACCTGGGAGCTGGCTGAGAGAGTTAAGGGATGAGATTAGTTGAAAGTTCAACTATCGGCGGGCAAGAGTAAGGGTGAAGTAAAGGTTGAGGGTTGAGAGTTGGCTGAGTGAGCTGATTATTAATGGCACGAGTGGCGGGCTTTAAGAATCAGACGGGGGCGCGAGAGTCTGCCCGGGTTGTAGCAAGCCCTCCCCTCTCCCCTATCGGTAAGAGGAGGAGGGGGTGGGGGTCGGCGATAGCCGAACGCCGACCGGACCCGGGTGTTGTTATAAACTGGGGACGGTGTATTGTGTACCCTTCTCAGAAATTTCTACTAAAGTGAAATCCCTGCTCGGGTACGGTTTGTCCGTTTTAACCACCTATATTAGTGACGTTAGTCACTTCTATAAAGATTTTTTACCAAAATGCGGGAAATGCTCTAAATTTCCCGCCTACTATACAGTAGGGAGCAAATGCGGCGGAAGTTCCATTTGCGACCGTCCAGAGGGTAGGGCTGCGCTTACGCTACGCCCCCTAGGGCGGAGAGCAGACCTACCCCTCACGTCGCTGTGGCTCGCTCGGGAGTTTGCTCCGAGAGAGGCGCGAGCGACGCCTCTTTTAGTGGGGTGTAATCTATCGATTAACCCGCCGATGATTTAGGAGATTTAATGGCTGAGAAAAAGTCAAAGACTTATACTCGCGGCGAAGGCGCCGCTCTTTTACGTAAACAACTTGCAAAACGTAAAGGCAAGCCAGTTCAAGGGCCTTCTAAGAAAAACGTTCAGAACCTAAAAGACTTAGGCATACTCGTTGGCTCTATTCTAGTTCCAGCAGCGGGCGCGACCATTAAGGGCGCCCGTACAGCAAAAGTTGTCAAAGAAGCAATTTCTAAGAAAACTCCATATGTAAGAGTCTCTACAGGTACTCAGGCAAAGAATGCAAATATAACTCTAAAGACTCCTGGGGCAAAGAAAGCTGGCTCACCAAAGCCAGGTACTAAGGCAAAGATTCAGCGGGTAGTAAACCCACGTAAAGGCGAAGCAGGGCAAGTAGCCGTTGCAAAATCCGCAGCAAAGAAAAAGACTGCGGCTAAACTTAAGGTACCTGCCGCATTGACTGCGGGCTATCAACTCCGTAAGGAACAAGAAAAAGCCAAGAAGTCTAAAAGGAAATAATGGCTGAAAAATCCTCAGAGATTGCTAAGAGGGTAATCCTTACAGCAGTAGCTGAAGGCTTAACCGTAGAACAAGCAGTCGGCTCCGCTGGTAAGTCTATGAAGACTTATGAGTATTACCGCAGGACCGATAGGTCCTTTGCCGACAAGATGGATAGAACTAGGCTAGGACTGAAAACCAAGAACTACGCCGAAGCCGATGTTCACGACTTACCTTTCGCAGACTTTAGAAAACGTTTTCTTCATCAACACACCTTCGGTCATCAACAGAACCTGGTAGATGTTATAGAGGGGCGAAGCCCCAGTTGGCACCACCCTTCAATGAAGTACGAAAAGGGTACCGCTGACAACCGCATCCTTATCAACATACCTCCAAACCACGCCAAGTCAATTACGATAACCGTTGACTATGTAACCTGGAAGGTAGCCCAGAACCCTAACTTTAGAGTCTTGATAGTCTCTCAGACTCAGCAGCTCGCAGCAGACTTTCTATATGCTATCAAGCAAAGACTTACCCACCCGATGTATGAGGGTCTACAGAATGCTTATGCAGCAGGCGTTGGCTTTAATTCTAAGTCAGCCTCCTGGCAGGCCACCCGCGTAGTCTTCGGAGATGAACTCAGGGAATCCTCAGAAAAGGACCCAAACATAGAAGCCGTCGGTATCGGCGGTCAGATATACGGTAAACGCGCCGATATGATTATTGTCGATGATGCTGTTACCTTAAAAAATGCTAACGAGTTTGAAAAACAAATCAGATGGCTCACCCAAGATGTACGTTCCCGTCTTAACCCAACTGGTAAGTTGGTAGTTATCGGCACCCGTGTTGCCGCTGTAGATTTATACAAAGAATTGCGTAACCCCGACAGGTATCCTGGAGGCCTGGTCCCTTGGACCTACTTGGCTATGCCAGCACTATTAGAAACTGATGAATCACCTGAGAACTGGGTTACGCTCTGGCCTTACTCTGACCAACCCTTTGATGGTCAATCAGAATCAGATAAGACTGAAGAGGGGCTATATCCCCGCTGGAATGGCAAGCATCTTTACAATGAGCGCCAAGCTATGGATGCTCAAACCTGGGCTTTGGTTTATCAACAACAAGATGTTTCCGACGATGCCATATTTGACCCGGTATGTGTGAAAGGCTCCATTGATGGAATGCGAAAAGCAGGACGTCTGGTACCTGGCAATCCTGGTCACCCCAGAGACCTCAACGGTTTCAGTATCGTCTGTGGCCTCGACCCAGCAATGGTCGGAGATACAGCAGCAGTATGTTACGCGGTTGACCGTATCTCTCATAAAAGGTACATTGTTGATGCTACGAAAATCACGCGTCCCACTCCTTCGCAAATCCGCCAGCTCATTATCGATTGGACTAATCTTTACACTCCAGGCGAGTGGATTGTTGAACGTAATGCTTTTCAATCCTTCCTTACCCAAGACGAAGGAATCAGACAGTTCCTTGCTACGAAGGGCGTTGTATTAAGGGAGCACCACACTGGCAATAACAAGTGGGATTCAGGATTCGGCGTTGCGTCGATGTCGACGCTATTTGGTACTAAACAGCAGGACGGCAAGCATCATAGAGATAATCTCATTCATCTACCGTCGGACCAAACCGAAAACGTAAAGGCTTTAATAGAACAACTTATCACTTGGTCACCCACGACTAAGGGTAAGACAGATATGGTTATGGCTCTTTGGTTCTGTGAAATCAGAGCAAGAGAATGGCTCAATAACGGTATCCATCAACAGCACCATCTAAAGAACCCGTTTCTATCTAGAGCGGAAAAACAAAAACGAATCGTTGTCAACATAGATAATTTGTTGGCAGAACAAGAGAGGCAGTTCATCTGATGCCAGCTAAAAAGAAGAAGAAAATGAATGCGCTTGATAAAGCAATTATGGAAGGCAAGAAAGTTCCAATCAAGGGCAGAAAAAAGATTCCACCAGATTACGATGTAATCCTGCCAGGTATGGGTTATACAAAACCAACCAAGAAGAACCCACCAAGAAAGATTAAGAAGAAGTAGGTAAAATGTTAACGTCCAAAGAGGTCATTGCTAAGGTTGCTCGCCTGCAGACTCGTTACGCTAAACGCGACCAGCGTATGCGTGATGTTCTATCAGTGCGCCAAGGAGACATCTCCAAGGTCTATCCTGCTATGTTCTCAGAGGATTACCCAAAGCCACTCGTTGCTAACTTCATCGATGTAGCTGCCCGTGATTTAGCAGAGGCTATGGCACCACTGCCAGCCTTTGAATGCTCTGCTACCAATATGGTTTCTGATGCTGCTCGCAAGGCTGCAGATACTAGAACTCGTATTGCTAACTACTACGTAGCATCTAGTGATTTACAGATTCAGATGTACTCTGGCGCTGATTGGTTTAACACCTACGGTATGTTGCCAGCAATAGTGGAGATGGATTATGAAACTAACAATCCGCGTATTCGTATGCTTAATCCGTTTGGTGTTTACCCGGAAATCGACAGATTCGGTCGCACCATCTCAATCACTCAGGTTGTTCAGTCTGATGCGGAAAGTATCGCATCACAATACCCAGAGTTCGCAAAACAAATCCTAGGCGGAAACGCTTATATCAATAACTCTCCTTACGTTTCACTTGTTCGTTATCACGACAAGGACCAGGATTTAATCTTCCTACCTGAGCGACAGAATCTAGTTCTAGCTAATATACCTAACCCAATCGGTAAATGCCTTGCCGCTGTTGCTGTCCGTTCCTCTCTTGACGGTGAAGCACGCGGTCAGTTTGATGATGTTCTAGCGGTGCAGTTGGCTCGCGCTCGATTTGCAGTTCTGCAGATACAAGCAGCAGAGAAATCAATTCAAGCACCTATTGCCATCCCACAAGATGTGCAAGAACTCGCGCTCGGTCCTGATTCGATTATGCGCTCTGCTAACCCACAAGCGATTCGCCGTGTGCCGCTAGAACTTCCAGCAGGTGTATTTACTGAATCTGGAGTTTTAGAGCGAGAACTACGTCTTGGCTCACGCTATCCAGAAGTACGCTCAGGTAACCTAGATGCTTCAGTCGTTACCGGTCGTGGCGTACAAGCGCTACAAGCAGGATTCGATACTCAAATCCGCAGCGCTCAAGCACAGTTTGCTCGCCTATTTACAGATATGGTTGCACTCTGCTTTGAGGTAGACGAAAAGATATTTGGCAATATGACCAAAGAGATTCGTGGCTCCGAAGATGGAACACCATTCTCTATGAAGTACGTACCATCTCGCGCTATTGGCGGCGAGTATGGAGTAGATGTTCGCTACGGAATTATGTCCGGTATGGACCCTAACCGTGCAATCATTGCACTACTACAAATGCGTAGCGATAAACTAGTTTCCCGCGACTATGTACGTCGTGAAATACCAATGGAGTTAAATGTCACCCAAGAAGAACAACGTGTTGACATCGAAGAGATGCGTGATAGTTTGCGTGTTGCTGTTGCTCAGTATGCTCAAGCTATACCCGCACTTGCAGCGCAAGGTCAAGACCCTTCACAAATTGTTTCGCGGATTGCTGAAGTTATTAAAGGAAGACAAAAAGGCAAAGCGATAGAAACTATCGTAGAAGAAGTATTTGCCCCAGAAGAACCAGAAGTCCCAGCAGAAATGATGGGCGGTCAAGTTCCAGCAGCAGGTATGGCCCCAGCCCCTGCCTCGCAGCCAACTCCAGAAATGATGACTGGTGCGGCCCCTGCTGCTGGCGCTCGTCCCGATATAGCAAGTTTGCTCGCGCAAATCGCAGGTTGAGCATAGCCGAAGGAGGTGCTAAATGAAAAAAGGTGGTCGTGCTGCTGCACCCGTGCAGAAGCCAACAGAAGGCAAGAAAGACACATCAAAGCCAAAAGGCGGAGCTGTGAAGTTCGGATATGCCCCTGCCGGACGTAAGGGCAAGAAGGCTTAGTTAAAGTCTAACGAGAGGACAGAGTGTGGATAAGAAACCAGATTACATACCGCGCTCTGTCCGTCTCGCCGATGTCTTTGTTTTGTTTGCAGGTTTGTTTCATAACATTATGAATGCAGTTCATTTATTCTCAGAAGAAGTTTTAGATTTAGCAACATATAACGCAATTAGAAAGAACCAAGTAAATCAGGCTTGGGAACAATTTACAGTAGATTTAGAAACGATGGAGGACAACAATGGCTAGAGGTCCATTAGCAGGCGCATCAGGCCCTGGCAAGTTCTCCAAGAGAACAGATTTGAATATGGGTTCTATCGCATACGGCGAAGGCGTTGAGACTGCCGCTATTAAAGCAGGCGCTCCGCTCGCTAAGACTGCAGATGTTCGCGGTGCTAGAGCATCAGATGTACGTGAGGCTGCAGCACAAACTCCAATTACTCCATTATACGCAGCAACAACTCGCCCCGATGAACCAATTACATCAGGTATTGCAATGGGCGAAGGACCAGGACCAGAAGTTCTAGGAGCAGGTCGCCAGACAGAGAAGTATTCAGATACTTTAGCTAAGTTGCTTCCATTCGATGAGTCTGGAGAAATTGCGGTTCTGTATCAGGATATGCTTGCGCGAGGTCTATAGTGGAGAAACAACTAAAGATTGCATCCGCAGCAGCAAATCTTAGTCCTGCCGACAAGGAGAAAGTAAACACTCTCTCTAAGGTTGTTAGCACTCATAAGAATTTGCTTGATATGCCAGCCTCAGAAGCTCGCATTAAATTCCAAACTTTACCTGCAGACCAACAGGCTGCACTAACATCTACTTTTGGTACAGAGCCAGACAAGCCAAAGCGTGGCTGGTTAGGCACTGCTTGGCACTACACAGGTGGCGCAGTACTTGGTGCCATTTGGGAAGCGTCAGATTTTATGACGCGTTTATACCGCACCGGTGCTATAGCACAAGAACAAGGCGGTATTTTTAAGACAGGTCGCGTTGGTTCTACTGGAATAGCAATACCAAACATTCCAAATATACAAGAGGCTTTTAAGAAGGCTAATGATAAAGGCGAACTTTTATACAATGAAGAGCGTTTATCTAAAGCAGTCAAAAAGTATGGCCCAGTTCGCGTCAAGATGGTACAGGATGTCACCGAAAACAGACGTCCATTATCAGACTTTATAGCAAATGGTTCTCCAGAAGAGCGTGAGATTGCCGCTCTTGCTGCTAAAGATAAAGACCCACTATGGCAAGATGCTTATGATGCAGTATTTGCATCTAAGTATTCACCAGGTCGCCAAGTCGCTAACACACTTTTACCTGAAGGGCTAGAAGGTTCTGGCTTTTTATACAAAGGAATCTCTGGAATAGTAGATGCTTCATACAGAATCTTCACTGACCCAACCCTTGCACTAGGAAAAGCCAAGAAAGCCTACGATGCTTTCAACTATGCCCTAATTAAAGTGGTCGGTAATGGTAATAAAGTAGATACAGTCTTCCAGAATCCAAGAGTTGTTAACTTTTTTAACGAGTATGGCAAGGAATTAGACAATCTATCTAAGGCCCGCAGTTCAAAGAACATAGTTGCAGCAGAAGAGGCGTCAACAAAGTTGCGCCGTATCGCTCCTGAGTTCGGTCCTGCTGCTATTGATGAGTTTATTAAAGCTGGCGTCAAGGATGCCGACACTGCAAAAGCATTTTTACAAAATGGCGTAGATATGAAAGCTATTCTTACAGGTCAAGCAGCTAGAGAAACCCCTCTTGTACCTAGATTAACCGTTGGACGTAAGGCTAGAATCGCAGCACTTACCACCGGTAACAAGATTCTTAACATTGACAAGGTAGGACAAACCCTTGTTCGTTCTCTGTATGGACTAGCGCCACAATTTGAAGATGTTTTAACTGGTATTACAACCCGCTCCGAGGAAATTGCTGGATTAGAGAAGCAAGTTGGTCGCTTTAAGAGGCCAGATGGCGCAATTCGCTTAAGCGCCAGTCAAATACTAGGACGTATTGACAGGTTTGCTCGTAAGTTTACTAGAACACCAAACCCAACATCAACAGTATTTGATGTTATGGCGCCAAATGCTACAGATGAAATTTATCGTATAGCTCGTTTAAGTAACTCTCGTTACCATAGCAAGATTATTGCTGAAGCATTCGCAGCAGGCGATGTAGGTCAGCGTATGCAGATTACTAAAGGTCTTTGGAACACCATCTTCTCAACTAGAGGTGTACGTAAAGGTAACGCAGGCAAGTCCTTTATGGAACAGTTTGCTGGCAAAGGGCTAGAAAAGCGCTATGCGGCAGATATTGTTGTTAATGGTCAACGTTTAGGAAACCCTGCTGAGTTTGCTGGAGAGCAAGTAGCGTTATTTCCATACCAGTTATCTACATCTATGGTTGTTCCGTCAGTTGTAGATTTAGATAGATTAACTGCTAGAGAAGGTCTAATATCTCGCCTTGTTGGTGTATCTCACCAGCGCTGGGCAGATAAGATTACATCTGGCTGGTCATTCTTGACCCTTGCTGGTGTACGTTTCCCTATCCGAAACGCTATCGAAGATGATATTTTCTATCTAGCAAGAGGCCGTAATCCTTGGGATTTTGTAAAGGGTCGCCTATGGTCAACCCGTATTCGCATTGGCAAAGCCGTAAGAGGTGAAGATACCACCTTACAAAAGTTTAAGGACACAGTATTTTTTGACAGCGCACAGGGTGAACTTGGTGCTATCAATAAGTTTCTTAAAGCAGATGAGTTAGAAGAGTTTGCCGCTAAGATTGCTGCTGCTACAAGCGAAACAGAAGTTCGTGCTGTTATGGCAGAGGCGATTCTTCGTCGTAAGTTAGCAAAGTCATTAGACCCAGAATCAGCAGAAATCCTTGCAAGTCTTGCAAAGTATGGCGATTTAGACCAATTACTTGCTGAAGTATCTGAAGGTGCTAAGAACGGTGTACGTGGTGGCGGTCGTTACTGGACTGTATCTGATGACGTAAGTCGTTTCGGTAAAGTAGAAGCAATTAACATTGACGGTATTGCCTATAAGCGCTCCGTCGGAGATAAAGCATTTACTGAATTTAACCCAGTTGCTAACCAGCAATCATTGGTTTCTTGGCTATTCCAGATTGGAATAATGACCCAAGATGACATCGGTCGTATAGCAATTAAGTTTCTTGATAACGAAGAAGAGGCTGTAGAAGCAATCTTTAAGTATCTAAAGAGCCTACCTAAGTCTGAGCGTGACCAATACCAGCTTTACTTTAGAGGCGGTAGCGAAAGAATCCACGCACAACGTGCGTACATTGCTGTTCGTAACCTATTCTCAAAGCAGAATGGCGACTTAAACGTAGACCTTTGGAATAAAGTTCGCAAGACAGATACAGATGGCTACGTAAAGGTTAGCGCTAAGGGCTTACGCCTTACCGATTTACCAACCACCCCGACTGAAGCGCCTCAATTTATATCAGGTCCAACTCTAGTTCCAGTATCTGAAGGCGACAACTTTGCTGCATCTATGTTTGACAAAGGCTGGGATGCAATGGGCGAGGCCAATGCTCGCTGGTCAAGAGAAGCTATTGTACTTAACGAAGTTATTGGATTCCGCAAAGAGTTAGATGCATCAGGATTTACTAAGAGAATAATTGATAACTTAACTGCAGGTAAAACCGATGAGGCTTACGAGGCGGCATATAAGGCTGCTATGCGTCACGTAAATTCTATTGCTGAGGATTTGGCAAAGAATAGTGCACTAGCATATGTAGATAATCCAGCAGTTCGTACCCAGTTGGCTATGGCTGCTCGTAACTTTGCTCGATTCTACCGTGCAACTGAAGACTTTTATCGCCGCTTTTATCGCACAGTTCGTTACAATCCAGAATCAATCGCTCGCGCTGCTTTAGTATATGACGGCATAGCACACTCTGGTTTTGTACAGACTGACGACAGCGGTGACCAATACTTCTTTTACCCAGGTACTACTCAGATGTACCAGGCCGTAGGTGAAACTATGAGTCTCTTCGGGCAAGAGAATGCAATCAAGGCTCCGATGCCTATTGAGTTTAGCGCTAAGTTAAAGATGATTACTCCATCTTCTAACCCAGATTCTTTGCTTCCAACATTTGCTGGACCAATATCTTCAATAGCACTAAAGGGTGTATTTGCTCTAGTTCCACAACTAGATAAGTTAGAACGAGCACTTCTTGGTGTATATGCAGAAGACCAACCAATGGTTAATGCTTTATTCCCTGCTCACGTTAATCGCTTTTTAAGCGTAATGAACCGCGATGAGCGTAACTCACAGTTTGCCTCAGCATTCCGTAAGGCTGCTACTTATCTAAAGGCTGCAGGTCACGCACCACAGCCAAAGATAGACCCAGCAACAGGTCAAGAGATTCCATTAAGCGAAGGTGAACTTCGTGAGTATAAGGATAAGTTAGAAGCATCTACAATTACAGCGCTATTCTTACGCTTTACTCTTGGATTTTTCGTACCAGCACCACCTCAAGCAACTCTTAAGAGCGATATTGCTACGTGGGTACGTGAGAATGGTGAGACTAACTTCAAGCAAACTTGGAATAACTTGCTCGAACAGACTGATGATTACGACAAGGCTATGGAACTGTGGATTAAATACTATCCAAACGAGTTGCCATATACCATCTCTGAGTCTGAATCAACAGTTATTCCACTCATTAGTGCTAACGAAAAGGCTCGTAAGTGGGTCGAAAAGAACGAAGGCTTACTCAAGAAGTATCCGCAGGCTGCGTCATTCTTTATTCCGAAGGAAGGCGAGTTTGACTTCGGTGCATACAAGTTGCTTATTAAGATGGGCTTAAAAGAATCCAAACCAATAGGTGACTTCTTGCGTCAAATCAATACGGCTTATGATGAGAACTTCTACTATGAGCAACAAGATTTATTTGAGCAGGAATTAGCCAATACCTTTAGTGACTGGCAGAAACGCCAACTCAAGTCCCAATGGGAGAACTGGTCAACTCAGTTTAAGAAGGCAAGACCGGACCTTCAAGAAGAACTTGGCAAGGGTGCTGAAAGAGCTATCGAAAGAACACAGGCTCTAAACGATTTAGAGTCTTTACTTTCAGATAAAACGGTCAGGCTAAACCCTGAAATCCGCAAGCCAATACAGGATATGTTGACAACATACAACGAGTACGTAAATGCTCGTGATTCTGTATTTGGATACACAGAATCTGCACAGAACTACAGAGACTTACTAAAGGTAAGAGCAAAGGCTGAGTTGGAGCGTCTATCTAAGACAAACCGCAACGCACAAGATGCTTACTTTGCTTTGTTCTCGAAGTTGATTAGAGACTAATAGGAGATATAGTGACAGAAGGCGCATTCTGGAATAACTGGAAGGGTACAGCCATACCCGCAACTGGCTCTACTATCTCAAACCCTACTGCTTCTGGTGCATACCAAGGATTTAAGGGTGGAACCACAGCAACGGGCGTTGCCGTAGACCCATATGCAGTAGACCTTCTTAATGCCTCTGACGCAGATAGACTTGCAATATCACAGATGCTTGTTAAGGCAGGCTACTTAAAGGCAGCAAGTAAGAAATATAACAAGGCTTTTGCTGACGCTTACACCAGAGCAAATATGGATTTCTCTGCAGAAGCCGCAAGGACCGGTAGACCAGGATTAACCTTCAGGCAATACCTGATGGAAAACGCAGCAGTTGTTGAAGGTGGAACAGGTAGTAAACCAGGAACTCGAATTGATACACGAGTTGATGACAACACCGCTGCCGAACAAAAGGTTGTCACAGCATTTGAGCGTTTAGGTATTACTGCAACACCTGAGCAAGTTAAAGAATGGCGAGAAAAACTACAAGAAGAGCAACGCAAGAAACCTGTAACTACTAAGTATGTAACTAAAAATGGTGTTACAACTGCCACCGTAACTGGCGGTCTAGATGATGCTTTCTGGTTAGAGAAAAACTTAGGTAAGACATTCAAGACCCAGATTGAAGAAGCAGGGCTTGTAGATAAAGATACCGCTGCAAGAGCGGCAATAAAGACAAAGTTTGAGAAAGCAACTAAAGGCTTAACCGGAGATGCTTTAGCAAAAGCAATGGGTAAGACTGAATACGGTCGCGCTATCAATAGCATCAAGGCCGGAATTAACGAATATCTACTTGAGGCTGGTGGAGAACTAGCAGACTTAGATTCCGTTGCTGCAGAAATCTATGATTTAGGTATTGAAGGTGATGCTGCACAGGTACGTGCTTACCTAAAGGATAAGATTAACCTTGGCGAGAACCTTGGCGGAAGAGCAGGTTCTAACCTAGAAGACTTACGCAAGACTGCTAGAGCCAACGGACTTGATTTAGATAAAGCATTCGGTGGTCAGATTAAAAGCTGGCTACAGAATATAGAACGTGGCGAGGATGTAGATACCTACAAGCGCATCATTCGCGGTGTAGCCAAGTTAGGTTTGCCAGATAAAGTTGGCGCTTTAATGGACCAAGGTGTGGATTTGCAAGCAGTATATGAGCCATACCGCAGGCAGATGGCAACATTACTAGAAGTAAATGATGACCAAATCAACTTAGATGACCCGTTGCTTCGTTCTGCGATTGGACCAGACAAAGAAATGTCTATCTACGATTTCAAGAGAGCGGTTCGCAAGGACCCTCGCTGGCAGTACACAGATAATGCTAGAGAAGAAGTGTCAGATGTTGCATTAAAAGTCCTCCGTGACTTCGGATTCCAGGGGTAATAATGGCTAAGAAAAAGAAACCTGCTGTTACGTCATCATTTAATGCGGCAAGATTCCGTATGGGCGAAGAAGCATCTATGGCTAACTTCCCTGCCGCTACCCCAGAAGTATTCGATGAACCTGAGCGTAGAAGATTACAGGCTATAGGTGTTATCCCAACTCCTGTTATCTCTACACCGCAAGAAGTACCAACAGAAGAACCTTCCGTAACACCAACTGGGCCAATAGCTCCTACAGGACCAACTCTATCAACTGGACCAACCGGACCAACCGCTACGGGCGGAACTGGGCCAACATTTACGGGTGGAACCGGACCCGCAACAGGGGGGTCAACAACTATATATACCGCTCCAGACGGTAGGATATTTACAGACTTAAATGCGTATAACGCATACATCAATCAACTTAAAGCTGATGCGAAGCGTGCGGCTGGACAGTCTGCTTATGATTTATTATTCCAACAGTTTAATCAGTTTGGACTCGGTGCATTAGTTGCACCACTTCAAGCCTTTATTACCGAAGGTCTATCGCCTGCAGAGTTTACACTTCGCTTACGCGATACTGATGCCTATAAGAAGCGCTTTGCTGCTAATCAGGCTCGCATTCAAAAGGGACTCCGTGCTCTATCTGAAGCAGAATATATCGGCTTAGAAGACCAATACCAAGATGTTATGCGTCGCTACGGTCTACCTGAGAATTACTATAACCGAGGCGATATGGGTCGCCAAGAAGGATTTGAAAGATTTATCGGCGGAGATGTATCACCTGTCGAATTAGAAGATAGAATCCAAACAGCACAGCGTAGAGTTATCAACGCTGCCCCTGAGATAACTGCATCTCTTCGTTCATTCTATCCAGAAATTGGTCAAGGAGATTTGCTTGCATACTTCTTAGACCCAGATAAGGCTATCGAAAATATCAAGCGTAAAGTTACCGCTGCAGAAATTGGCGGAGCTGCAACAATGGCTGGCCTTGCAACTGGCGTATCTAGAGCAGAAGAACTTGCTCAGTATGGCGTTACTGCAGACCAAGCACGTCAAGGATTCCAGGCTGTTGCAGGAGTACTACCTCGCGGTAGCCAACTAGCAGAGTTTTACAAACAAGCACCATATACCCAGACAACCGCTGAACAAGAAGTGTTCGGCCTTGCTGGAGCACCAGAAGCAGAACGTAAGCGTAGACAATTAACGCAACTTGAGACTGCTGCATTCTCCGGTCAAGCCGGAGTCGCTGGTGGCGCTCTAGGCAGAGAACGAGCTGGAGCAATTTAGGCCTGCTAACGGGACGACCGGTCCGTTAGAGAGATATAAATACCGGTAGTAGGAGCCATATAGCGTTCCCCAAACTATATGAGGCCTACGTAACTACAAATAAGGGAGAAGGACCTATGTCCAACTACGACTACGACGACGAAGATGACAGTATCGAAGATACTGCAAATGACCTCGTTAAGCAGTTGCGTAAAGCAAATAAGCAGAAAGAAAAAGAACTGGCAGATTTGAAAAGCCAGTTTGAGAATCTTTCAAAAGCACAAAGAGAACGAGCAATCAAAGACGCCCTCGCTAGTCGCGGGGTAAATCAGAAAATTGCTGCATTTATCCCACAGGATATAGACCCAACTGAGGAGTCTGTATCGAAATGGCTTAGTGATTATGCCGATGTATTCGGCGTAGACACTGGGTCGAACCAGGCTACACCTAACATTGACCCAACTCAGGCAAAGCAATATCAGAAGATGACTAAGACAGTTGATACTGGCTCATCACCTGATGGAGCAGATGACATTATGCGTCGTCTACTCAACGCTAACAGCCGTGAAGAGTTGGATGAAGTGATTAGGCAGTCTGGACTCTAATCCGAACCTAACTACAGAAAGGCGGTGGCTAAATGGCAGTTCCTGGTGGTAATCCCACTACGGTAACGTCCGTAGCTGCTCTAGTCCAAACAGCGTATGACCAATACGTTCGTATGGCCCTTCGTTCCATTCCAGTAATGAGAGCGATTGCAGATGTAAAGCCTGTTCAACAGGCTATGCCAGGTTCGTCAGTTGTTTTCTCCATCTATTCAGATTTGAGCGCTGCAACCAGCACTCTTACAGAAACTGCTGACGTTTCCTCTATTGCCCTTGGCAATCCATCACAGGTAACCGTTACTCTTCAAGAGTACGGCTCTGCTGTGACCACAACCAAGAAGTTAAACCTAACTTCTTTCAACGACGTAGATGCTGCTCTTGCAGACATCATTGCTTACAACGCTGCCGATTCTATCGACCAGGTTGTAGCAGGTGTTCTCACTGCAGGAAGCAACGTAATCTACGCAGGTACCGCTACAAACACCAACGGAATCACATCAGGAATGACAATTTCTGTTGCTGACATCCGTGAGGCTGTTGTTCAGCTCCGTACCAACAAGGCTGTTCCTCGCATTGGCGAGTTGTATGCTGCTTATCTACACCCACGTCAGTCTGCTGACCTCCGTGCCGAATCAGGTACCGGCGGGTTCCAGGAATTGACCAAGTACGTTGAGCGCACACCGTTCGTTGCAGGTGCCGTTGGAGTTCTCGAAGGTGCATTCATCGTTGAAACCCCACGTGTTCCATTTGCTACAAACGGAACAACAAACGTCTATGACGCTGTTATCGCAGGCCGTGAGGCTCTTGCTGAAGCAATGGCACAAGACATTACAACCGTCATCGGTCCAGAAATCGACGCACTCCGTCGTTTCCGTACCATTGGTTGGTACTACTTCGGTGGCTTTAACCGCCTCCGTGAAGCTGCTCTATATCGTATCGAGTCTGCTTCTTCAATTAACTAGTTTGATTGACTGCTGGGCAGGGGCAACCCTGCCTGGTGGTGAGTTAATCTAAGAAAGGACAAGATGACTCTTTATCAAGTAAAGACACCTTTCCAGAATGAAACTTGGATTACTGGTTCTCAGTATGACCCATATGCTCGTCTTGCTGGTCGTCCATTGTCCAACGGAACTTTCCTTACAGATGTGCCAAGAGGTGTAACTCTGATTGTTAATGGAACTACTGTTACTGAAAACAGAACTCCATACCAAGATGACCTGGCTAACGCAGACGCGTACTACCTAGGCGGTCACGAATACACCGTTGACCAGTCAGCAGCAGATATTCTTATCAACGCTGGTTACAGCGAATACGTCACACCGATAGCAGGGACCTGATGAGTAATTCAAACTGTAGGTCTGGGTGCAAGACCCAGGACCACGAATCCTATGCAGACTGCCTGATGGATTCAAATGTAGGTTTTGCAGGGTGCTTCCCCACTCGGCAAGGTTGGGACAAAGCCAAGGAGAATGCTGATAAGAAGGAACTTGATTCCTATTACTCAGCAGTACGCCAGGGTATAGAACCAATATCAACAAAGAAAAAAGATATAGACGCTGCTGTCCGACTTTCCAACGAAGCAGGCAAGGCGTTCGATGGAAACACACTATCCTTTAAGGAGTAACAATGCCAATCCAAGACCCAGCACAATACAAGAATAAGTACAAGGCTTCCGAGCGTCCAGAGTTCTACCAACCATATCCTTCAGACTCAAACGACAAGCCATTTATGACATACGAAGCCCTATCACAAGGTGCTCCAGGAAAGCCTGCTCCTAAGCAAGGCAAGTAATGAAAAAGAAAACCAAAGAAGGAAAGGTGATGGGAGAGTTCAAAAGAGGAACTCTTAAGTCATCATCTGGCTCCAAAGTAACTTCCCGTAAACAAGCTATTGCCATTGCTCTGTCCGAGGCTGGCAAGTCCAAATCTAAGACAAAGAAAAAGAAAGGCAAGAAATAATGGCAAAGAAAATGACTAACAAAAAATCACAGGTTGTTAAGGGCCACCAAAAGGACTTAGCAAAAGTTGCCGGTCAAGTAGCTAGCAAGAAGGGCATTAAGGCTGGACCAAAAGGTCTTAAGCCTTTTGAAAGAAGTGCTGCTCGCGTACGCGCTGAAAGAGCAACTCGTAAAAGTTTTAAGTAATGTCATCAGGGAAGTACAGAACCCATAGAGGTTTTAACAAAGTCCAAATTAAAGATGGTTTAGTAGTTCGTCTAAATAAGAACGGCACTGTCCGAGCCGTATTAGGAAAGTACGGAGAATATGGCAAGCAAGAAGGACTCAAGGCTCGCTAGAGCCGGAGTATCTGGGTTTAATAAACCGAAGAGAACTCCTAATCACCCGAAGAAGTCACACGTAGTTGTGGCTAAAGAGGGTAGTCAAGTAAAGACAATTCGTTTCGGACAGCAAGGCGTTAGTGGCGATAAGAAGCCAACCAAACGCCAGGCTTCCTTCAAAGCCCGTCACGCAAAGAACATTGCCAAAGGCAAGATGTCTGCTGCGTATTGGGCAGACAAGGTGAAGTGGTGAAGAAGAAAGCATTTTGGGATACAAAGAATCCTAAGAAGAAATCTAAAAAGTTAACACCAGCACAAAAGACTGCTGCAAAGAAACGCGCTAAAGCAGCAGGTCGCCCTTATCCAAATTTAGTGGATAACGCAGCAGTAGCGAAAAAGAAGAAGTAAGGAGAGATAGGTGTCCATCAACAGTCAGTCAACTCTTAATCAGGAATTGAACCGCCTTGCCAATGGTGGCACCTATCGAGCCAATAACCAAATGGTTGATAGCGCTTTGGCAGCAAAGCAGTGGGCTATCGCCAGAGGCATTACGCCTTATCACACAGATACCGTAGGAGTTCTAAATGACATCGCGGGTAATACGGACCCTAACGCACCTCATCTTGATTACAGCGGTATATGCAATTTCCTCGCTGGCACTTCTGGCTTACCTGCAGCGCAAGCTCTCAGAGGTATCGCTTCCTGATGAGTGCGAAATATAACCTAGTCTGCGAGCAGGCAACCACATTTAACTTTCAGTTTCAAGTATTGAACAACACCACATCTGGTTCAACACCTTGGAACTTATCTACTTATACCGGAACTATGACTGTTCGCCCATTCGTTGGCTCCAGTACAACTACTGTTGTAGCCTCAACTGCAAACGGTCGTATGGTATTTGATGCGCCAAATGGTCGCATTACTGTAACTATTCCAGCCAGCATAACTGAAGATTTTTCAGCAGGCCGCTACGTCTATGACTTGGTAGTTACTACCGGTGCTACAACAACAAGACTTTTAGAAGGTAAGTTTACTGTGACTGCTGGGGTGACTATATGAGCGAAACAATTATCGTAATTGAGTCCATTACTCCACAAGTATCGGTACAATTTTCTGCAGACCAAGGACCGCAAGGTATCCAGGGAGTCACCGGTCCAACCGGTGGAACTGGAGCTACAGGTCCATCGGTAACCGGACCAACTGGTGGTACCGGTCCGACAGGAAGTACAGGAGCAACAGGTGCAACAGGTTCAACGGGTCCTACGGGCGACACTGGCCCGACGGGTCCGACGGGTTCAACTGGACCCACAGGCGCTACGGGCGCTACGGGAGACACAGGCGCAACAGGACCTCAAGGTCCTACAGGAAGCACGGGAGCAACTGGACCGACGGGTGCTACAGGTGTCACTGGCCCAACCGGACCGCAAGGAGACGTAGGCCCTACAGGGGCCACAGGAGCCACCGGAGCGACTGGTCCTACCGGAGTTACTGGACCTACCGGAGATACCGGTCCTACGGGCGCTACAGGCCCTACAGGACCCACTGGAGCGACAGGTCCACAAGGAGAACAAGGAGTTACAGGTGCTACAGGTCCTACTGGTGATATTGGCCCTACCGGTCCTACTGGTAGTACTGGCCCTACTGGTGCTACGGGTGCTACTGGGGCAACTGGAGCAACTGGAGAGATTGGACCTACGGGACCAACTGGACCTACCGGAGCCACTGGAGATATAGGACCGACTGGTCCAACTGGGGCTACAGGCGCTACAGGTCCACAGCCGTCACTATCTACTAACACTCCGTTAGCGCTTGGTACCGCTACTGCTGGTACAGGAACGTCAGCAAGCAAAGATGACCACGTTCACTCTAACGTTGTTGTAGCGCCATCTGCCGCATCGGTTGCTTTGACAGCAAAAGGAGCAGTTTCCCAAACCGCTAATATACAAGAATGGCAAGTATCAACAGGTGCAATAGTTGCACAAGCCACGCCATTTGTATTTCAAGTTGGTCCGAGTAATTCATACCCAGCGCGTATGTTGCTTGGTGCAAGTGACACTAGCGCTTTATTAAGCGTATCAACACAAAGCACAACTCAACCAGGTGCAATTATCCGTGGACGTGCTTCTCAGTCTGCTAATCTCCAAGAATGGCAGAATAGTAGCGGTACTATACTTGCTAAGGTAGATGCCAGCGGAAACGTAACGGCAGTCAAGTTTGTCACCTCTGGTGGTACCTCTAGCCAATTTGTTAAGGGAGATGGCTCGCTTGATTCATCTACCTATGCCACACCAGACACGGCGATTGTTACCAACTTAATGTTAGGTGGTATGTAGACTCTGCTACTATGAAAGTATCTGTCTATACCATTGCCTTAAACGAAGAGAAGCACGTCCAACGTTGGTATGAATCCAGCAAGGATGCCGACTATCATTTAATCTGCGATACAGGTTCAACAGATAAAACTGTTGAAGTTGCAGAGTCTTTAGGTATCAAAGTAATTAAATGCAAGATTACACCATTCAGGTTTGATGATGCTAGAAACATTAGTTTGTTTACATTACCTGAAGATACAGACTACTGCGTAGCCTTGGATATGGATGAGGTTATGGTTCCAGGCTGGAGGCCTGAACTAGAGAAAGCCTTTGAAGAAGGAACAGATAGACCGCAGTATAGATTTATTACTGACTGGGATGCTGAAGGCAAACCAGCAGTAGAGTTTGATGGATTTAGAATCCACAGGCGTCACGGCGTAAGATGGATATATCCAATCCACGAAGTGCCTAGCACTTACGATGGACCAGATGTACGCAAGCGTTACAACTTTGAGATACATCACGTACCAGATAAAAGTAAATCTAGAGGCCAGTATCTGCCGATGTTAATTATGGCAGCCAAAGAAAATCCTGACTCAAGGAATCTTTACTATCTTGGACGGGAATACTTTTATCGCCAGATGTATACCGAATGCGCCGATACTCTAAAGCAATACTTGGAGAAGTCTGTATTCAAAGCTGAGATGGCCTATGCAATGCGAATGCTTGCTAAGTGTGAGCCTGATGAAGCAGAAGAGTGGTTGACTAAAGCAATAGAAACTTTCCCTTGTAGGGAAGCGTTGCTGGCTCTAGCCAATCATTACTATATGACTCAGCAATGGGCTGAGTGCGTATTGGTAGCAGAAGAAGCCTTGAAAGTTACACAGAAGCCAACAGAGTTCCTATCCGAAGGTTGGGCTTGGGGACATATGGCAGATGATTTGATTGCGGTATGTGCTTGGCAATTAAAAAACTTTAAGAAAGCGTATAAGCACGGCAAGGTAGCGGCAGAGATGTCGCCTAATGATGAACGACTACAGAAGAACCTAGCGTTCTATAAGGAGAAGAAGGATGCCAACGTTCGACGAACTGGTGGACGAGGTAAAAAGTAACCTCATCGGTTACGCACTACGTCAAGACCGTTTGACTTATGTCACCAATGCTGGAGGTATTACTACCTCATCATCTGCAATAACCGTCGGTTCATCTGACAACCTTGCTAAAGGTATCATCGAGATTGACGATGAGTTAATTTGGATTGATTCATTTGATAAGCAGAACAACACTCTTAACGTAGCACCAGGATTTGGTAGAGGATATATGGGAACAACTCCATCTCCTCACAGCCTTAATGCGATGGTAACCTTAGCTCCAGCTTTCCCGAGAAACAGCATCAAGAAGGCTATCAACGATACAATCAAGAGTTTCTATCCTAAGTTATTTGCAGTAGGTTCAACTACCTTTACATTTAATGCAGCCCAGACAACCTACGCCCTACCTGATGATGCAAGAGAAGTTCTTTATATGTCTTGGCAGACTACAGGTTCTTCTAGGGAATGGTTACCAGTCAAGCGCTGGCGCTTTGACCCACTAGCAAACATACCTACATTCAATACTCAAAAGACTATAAACATCTATGAGAATATCCAGCCAGGTCGTACTGTAAAAGTTTGGTACACAATGGTTCCAGATACTATGGATGCCAATACCGACGACTTTGTAGATGTAACCGGACTACCAGAATCCTGCCAGGATGTAGTTGTGTATGGAGCAGCTTATCGTCTGCTTACATTCCTAGATGCAGGCCGTATCAATCTAACCTCAGCAGAGTCTGACTTTGCAGATTCTAAGAACCCATATAACTCTGGTTCTGCTGCAAGCCGTTATGTATTCGCTTTGTTCCAACAGAGACTTCAAGAAGAAGCGTTGAAGTTGTCTGACCAGTTCCCCATTCGGCTTCACTATACCAAGTAAGGAAGGCATATGGCAGTACGTAAATTCTCGTCAATCAGCGTAGAGACAACGCTGGCCTCGGGTATATCAAATAGCGCAACCTCTATGACTGTTGCTGCCGGTACAGGCTCTGCCCTCCTTGGTGGAGTAACGTTAGGCGCCAACGACCAGTTCACAGTAGCGCTAGACCCAGACACAAACAATGAAGAGATTGTCTTTATCACAGCAGCATCTAGCGATACTTTCACAATTACCAGAGGCAGGGCAGGCTCATCTGCGGTAACACACGCAGCAGGAGCTACAGTAAAGCACGTTCTTACTTCCGATGACTTAACTTGGTTTGAGTCTAATACCAGCCCGGTAGCATCTTGGGCCTTGTCAGGTTCTTCTAGTGGAACTACAACCCTTGTAGCCTCAGCGGTAGCATCAGGAACACTTACACTTCCTGCCATCACAGATACCGTTGTATCGCTTACTGCCACACAGACGCTAACTAACAAGACTTTAACTAGCCCAACTATCAATACGCCAACCATCAGCGATGCCCGCCAGAATATAAACCTAAATGCACAGACCGGAACTACATACACCTTGGTTCTAACTGATAATGGTCGCCTAGTTACTTTAAGTAATGCTGCTGCCATAACCTTGACTGTGCCGCTTAACTCATCTGTTGCATACGCAACCGGCGCAATTATCAACATCCAGCAGATTGGTGCAGGGCAGGTAACTATCCAAGGAGCAAGCGGAGTTACCATTACCTCAACCGGTGCTACTGCTACTGCTCCGGTAACAAGAGCGCAATACTCTGCAGCAAGCATTATCAAGACTGGCACAGATTCCTGGACAGTGATTGGAGATATAGCCTAATGCCAACAATCTATAAAGTACTAGGACAGTCAGCGCCTTCGGCTACTGTAGCGACAACGCTATATACGGTACCTGCCTTGACTGATTCGATTATCTCAACTATCAATGTTGTAAATACCAGCACTACTACTGCCGATGTTATTCGTATAGCAGTAAGGCCAGCCGGTGCAACACTAGCCAATCAGCATTACATAGTCTTTGGATTAAGCCTTGCCGCTGGTGCTACATTTACCTATACAGCAGGTATAACTGTAGACACTACAGATGTTGTAACGGTTTATTCAACTAATGGTACAAGTTCGTTCAGTGCGTTCGGAAGCGAGATATCATAATGGCAGTCGGAATCACACCCAATCCCAATGTTCTTGGCCCAACTGGACCGACCGGTCCTACTGGCGGTACTGGTGCCACAGGTCCCGTAGGACCTGGCGGCGTTGATGCAATCAACGTACAAAGCGGAACGCTGTACACCTTTGCTTTAGCTGACCAAGATAGCCTTATCAGTATCAGTAATGCTGGAACTCAGACTATTGTCATTCCGCAGAACTCATCTGTCTCATTTGCTACTGGCGCTGCAGTCAACATCGTAAGAGCAGGAACTGGACCGGTACAGATTACCCAAGGTTCTGGTACAACCATTCGCTCTACCGGTGCTACTGCTACTGGTCCATACCTACGCGCTCAGTATTCTGCAGCAACTGCACTATATGAAGGCACTAACGTCTGGTACATCCTAGGAGATATATCGTGAGTCCTATCCTTGGCATCTGGGCATCTGCTACGCGACAAGGTTTATCAACAACCTCTTACGAGTCTATTGCCACCGTTGCTGTTGGCTCTGGTGGTGCTTCATCAATTAGTTTTACAAGTATCCCAAGCACTTACAAGCATTTGCAGATTAGATATTTAGCAAGAGCCACAACTACTGTTGGTTCAACATCATATAATTTTGCAAAATTAACATTTAACAGTAGTACAACAGGTTACGCTACTCACTACTTATTTGGTACAGGTTCTGCTGTTACGGCAGGTGGAGAAGCCAACACATCCGCGTTTCCTTATGTTTATACAACTAGCGCAGCGTCAATTGCTGACACATTTGCGGTTGGAATTATTGATATATTAGATTATGAAAATACTAATAAAAATAAAACTTTGCGTTACCTTGGCGGTTGGGATGTAAATGGTGGCACAGGTGGAAGCACAGCCGGTTATGTAATGTATCAATCAGGCCTTTGGGCAAATACAAACGCTATAACATCTATTACAATAGACGGCTTACAAAGTAGCGGAAACTTTGCCCAATACTCACACTTCGCGCTTTACGGCTTAAAATCTGCCTAGGAGATAACAATGACAACTAACTTTTTTAAGGGGGCATAATGACAGCGACTTATGACTGCATAGCAACGACAACACTTGGAAGCGCGGCTGCATCTGTAACATTTTCTAGCATTAGTGGGAGTTACACCGACTTAGTTATTGTTATGTCTTATTCAAGAAGCGTAAGCGGTAACGGATTATTGCGTTTTAATTCTGATACAGGAAGCAATTATTCTAATACCTATCTTCTTGGCGATGGTTCCAGCGCTTCTTCTGGCCGAGGAAGCAATCAGACCAATGGCATTATTTCCTATGACTCTGC